GTGCGCGCTGTGCTGAGCGACCGATACACCCGGTTCGACAATCTGGAGTTCGTGGAGCTGCTGGCCGAGGCGGTCAGCACCAGCGAGGCCCAGGCGCGCATCTGCCGGCCGCAGGTTGGCGACGAGCTGCGAGCCTATATCGTCCTGCCGGAAATCACGATCGCGGAGGACCCGACCGCGATCAAGCCGGCGCCGGGCGGCGGGCTAAGAGTCGCGGAAGATCAGCTGCACCAGTGGTACGGGCGGGACGGCGGGCTGCACCCTGGCGTTTACATCACCAACAGCGAGATCGGCACGGCCTCGGTGCGGGTGACGGGCGGGTTGTTCCGCGAGATTTGCAGCAATGGCGCGATCATTGGCTGGTCGGGCGAGGGCGCGTTCGTCCAGCGCCATGCCTACCACAGCCATGGCGGGCTGGTGAACATGGTCGCGGAGGCGGTTGCGGTTGGCCTCAAGCTGAGCACCCGGGCCGCTGAGAAGTTCGTCCAGGCGCAAGAGATCTACCTGGATCCCAACGTCCTCAAGACTGCGGTCGGGGACATGGCGACGAAGTACGGGCTGACGCTCGAGGGGCGCGAGGAGTGGTTCCGGATGATCGGCACCCAGGCCACAGCCTACGGGCGCCAGGCTGAACCGCGGCTGTTCGACTTCCTCAACGCCGCGACCTACGTTGCGCAGAGCCGGCAGCCGGCAGAGTGCGAGCTGTTCGAGCGCATGGCTGGGGACGTGCTCATGGCTGGACCAAACCCGCGGTGGGTGCGGCCGATGGGACGTGTGGCGGCATGACTATCCACACGCGCATGGGCAGGGAAGTGACGATCGTTGGGCGTGACTCGAACTGGGCAGATGATCCATGCCACTGGCTGCTGGTCGAGACTGAGGGCGGAGAGGAGCGCTGGCGGCGGCTGGATCAGTTGCGCGCCGAGGGCGGATTGGACGAGATCCTGGTAGCCGTGGAGGCGGCGCCCTCGGTTGTCTGGGTCGGCCAGGGATGAGCGGGCGCAACATCTGCGCCTAGAGTTGATCGACCGGGCCGGAGCAATCCGGCCCGGTGCTATTACAGGGAGGAACCGTGCAGAAACCCCAGGACGCAGCAAACACAAGACAGGTGCAGCAGAAGGCGGAAGCGGTGGAGGCGAGCCGGCGCAGGGCACTGGCGCGCTGGCAAGAGATGATCTTGGCTCAGGTCTACGGCGGCAGGAAGGGGCGCGCTGGCCAGCCGTTCGAGCAGACCCTGGTCCGGGCAGCGTTGCTGTCCAGCGATATCGAGGCGGAGCAGCTGGCCAAGGCGTTCCCGGAATTGATCGAGGCCCTGCACCTGTGGAGGGAAACCTCGCAAAGTTGACACAGGTTGGGCACCTGTGCTAGAGTGCGGTCGTCAGAGAGACACAGCAGCCTGCGGCCAGCGCGTGAAAAGCGCGGGGGCCGTGGGCGTTTCGCATGAGGAGGCTGGCATGACCCTGGGAACGTTCATCGCGTTTTCGAGCTGGTTCCTGTACGGGCTGTGGTTCCTGTTCCTGCTGATCGTCGCGGATCTCCTGTTCGGCATCCTCCTGGCCATCAAAACCAAGCAGTTCAAGTGGTCCAAGGTGGGTGACTTCCTCCTGAGCACGGTCCTCCCTTACCTGGTCGGCTGGGTTGTCGTGGATCTCATGGTCAACACGGCCGCGATGCTGTTGCCAAGCTTGCCATTCTTGCCGGCTGAGGTAGCAGTCTACTTCGGGGAGGGCATCAGCGTGGTGGTCTACATCGGGGCTGTGATGGCAGTATTCGTCAGCCTCAAGGACAACTTTGCTGGAGTGTTCGGGCTGATCCCGCCGATGCCGGTAGGTCCACCGACCGCGCCGTATCCTGGCAGACGCTAAACGCCAGGCGGCCGTGGCGTACTCAGCCGTACCCGCGGATCTGCGCGCATTGATGAGTGAAGGCCAGCTTGAAATGCTGGCCGATCGCTTGTCGAGAGTGGCTGCCTCTGGTTATGGCGGGGTTGTCATCCGTATCGAGAAGGGGCAGGTGAAACTGGTGCAGTGGTTCGTCAGCGAGGGCGTCGCAGACCCACCCCAAAGGGGGGCACTGGACGCCCTCGATGTTATCGCCAACTTGCCGGCCATGTCGCGGCGGTAGGCGAGGGAAGGGAGGCAAGATGGCAGGCAGCAGGAAGAAGGCCAAGAAGTGGATGGCGGAAGCGTTCAAGAATGCCCGGGGTCAGTTGCGTGGGCAGCTGGGCGCTCGACCAGGGCAGCCCATCCCGATGGGCAAGGTCGAGCAGGCGGCAGGATCCGGGAACGAGACGTTACGGAAGCGCGCGCAGCTGGCGTTGACTGCGCGCATGATCGGGCGCAAACGCAAGGCCAAGCGGTGAGCGATGCCAGTCAGGTATGCGAGTGGTGACAAGCTGACGCGCACCCAACTGGTGCGCAAGCTGCCCAGGTACAAGGGGCGGCTCAACTGGGGCCTGGCCAACAAGATCGAGAAGGCCAGGCTGAGCAGGCTGGGCGCCAGGCACCGAGCACGGCGGGCGCTGGAGCGCAGGATGCCCGGGCGCTGAGCCGGGCGGGAGGCAGGGATGCCAGGTCAAGTTGGAGTTTACATGGCGCCGATCGCAGTCCGGCAGACAGCAGCCACGGCTGCCACTGCTGTGGTCTGGGCGATGCGGAATACGGACGTGACCAAGAGCGTGAGGGTTCGCAAGGTCTATGTCAGCTGTGGCTTTGATGGCGCAGCGGAAGCGACAACCCAGGACTACCAGGTGTGCAAGTTCGACACGGCAACGCCTACGGGCGGGACGGCGGTTGTGCCTGTGCCCAAGACGACTACCATGCCGGCCAGTTGTGTGACTGATGCGCGGGTACTCGACACAGGGCTGACCAAGGGCAGCATGAGCGTGAAGAATCCAATGACGGACTTCGGAGTGCAGCGCCAGGTCGGCGCCCGGGGACACTTCGAGACAAAGGACGAGGGGCCGGACCGGGAGGAGATCATACTAGCGCCAGGCGAGGGGTTGTGCATCGTGCTCGCGTTGGTATCTGTGATCGGGGATAGTATCCGCGGCTTCGTTGAGTGGGCCGAGGACATCCCAGTATAGCGGGCGACATGGCTAAGAAGCTGGCGCTAACGCTGGTCAAGATGATGGACGTGACGCGCATGGTGTTGAGAGCGGCGATCATCACGGCATGGGCGCGAGACTCGCTGGTCTATCTGGGCATGGTGCAGGCTGATACGGATGAGATCCTGGCGGGAATGGCGTTCGGCCTATGATACTGACGGACGGGTTGCACGTGGTAAGTGACACGTCGATCGCGGAGCTGCATGAGTTCGCACAGCGGGCAGGATTGAAGCGCTGCTGGTATCAGGGCAATCCTCGTCACCCGCATTACGACACGTTGAGCGCACGGACACGAACGGCAGCGCTGGAAGCTGGGGCCGTGCGCGTGAGCAGCAATCAGATCGCGCTGGCGAGCGCACGACTGAGCGGGCGCAAGGTCGGGCAAGGGCGGCCGGTGGGGCGATTGAGCCGGCAGCCGAGGGTCAGGCGCGGGCGCGGCGTCGTGGTACAGCGCACGCAGAAAGCAGTAGAGAGGTCAAGCGATGCAAGCACCGGGAACGAACGGCCGGCCGAAGTGCGGCAGCCCGAGGAAACTGGGGCGCCCACCATGCGAGAACCCGGCGGGCTTTCGGACTGACCATGCAGGGACGGGACGCTGTTACCTGCACGGTGGCAATGCAGCGACTGGACCTGACAACGGGCGGTGGAAGCACGGCTTGTATGCTAAGGTGTTCCGGGGCGAGTTGGCCGAGAAGTTCAAGCACGCAGCGAGCGGGGGCGACCCGCTGGATCTGTACGGTGAGCTGGCCGCGGCTCGGACCCTGGCGGCGGCGTACATCGAGAAGGTGCAGCTCCAGAGCGTTATCACGATCGACCAAGCGGATGCCATTATCGGCTGGATGGGCGAGATCGGAGCGCTGGCCAGCAAGATTGTCGAGGCGCGGAACGACACGGCACTGACTCGTGCGGAAATCCTGTTCGTGACTGCGCAGATGGAGAGTGCTGTCCGTGACTTCATTCCTGACCCCGAGCAGCGAAGGGCTTTTATCCAGCGAATCCGTAGCGCGATTCCTGGACGGCTGGTCCCTGTCTCAGAAGATACCGACGCCGAACGAGCTGCCCTGGCGCCCCCAGCCCAAGCAGGCTAAGTTGCTGGCTGCCTGTGGGCTGCTGGGTGCCGTGCTCGAGGGCGCTAAGCCTCAGCCACCGATCGCGCCATTGATCGGCTACGGTGGGGCTGCGTTCGGAGGCAAGACGGACGGGTTGCTGGGCATCGCCGGCGCCATTGCCCTGAGCTACCCAGGCAGCAACGTGGCAATCTTCCGGCGCACGTTCACAGAGCTGGGCGGAGCTGGTGGCCTGATCCAGCGCAGTCAGGAGTTGTGGAGCGGGATCGGGATCTACAACCAGAGCGCGCACAGGTGGGACTGGCCGGGCGGATCCAAGACATTCTTTTGCCACTGCCAGTACGAGTCGGACGTGTTCAGCTACCACGGCTGGCAGATCGACGTTGTGCTGGGCGATGAGGCGACGGAGTTCACCTGGTACATGATCGACTATATCCTGAGCAGGAACCGGGCGACGGTGAGCGGGCTGACCCCGTTCGCTGTGCTGGCAGCCAACCCGGGCGGCGTGGGCCATGCTTGGTACAAAGCCATGTTCATCGACCCGGGCGCCAGCGAGCAGGTGCGGGAGATTGTGAACCCGAACGGGAAGCGGAGCAAGACCTGGATGCTGCGGGCGTTCGCTGACGACAACGTTATAGGCATGGCCAGGGACCCAGGTTACAAGAGCCGGCTGAGAGAGCGCGAGACCAGCCTGGCGGAGGCCCTGCTGGAGGGCAACTGGAATGTATTTAGTGGCCAGGCGTTCGCGCAGTGGAACGTCGAGAAGCACACCGAGCAGCTGGGCCTGCTGCCAGGGACATACATCAGGTGGCGAGCGATGGACTATGGCTATGTTCACCCGGCCGATATGGGCTGGTTCGCCAGGGATCCAGACAATGGGCGGGTGTTCATGTACCGGGAGGAGAACGCCAGTGGGCTGACCGACCGGCAACAGGCGCGGCGCATGAAGGAGTTGACGGCACCCGATGAGCTGATCCGGATTACCTACGCCAGCCCGGACATGTGGGCCAGGAAGAACGTGGCAGACGTGGTGAGCACGGCAGCCGACGAGTTTGCAGCCGAGGGCGTAGTACTGACCAAAGCTGACAACGACCGGGTGAACGGGAAGCGGAAGCTGGATCGGCTCCTGGCACCCCTGGCTGACGGGAAGCCGGGCCTGATTGTGGACACTGACTGCCAGTGGTTCATCCGGGTGATGGCTAACCTGGTGCGCTCGAGGCTCAACCCTGAGGACGTAGAGAAGGTGGAGGGCGACGACCCCTACGACATGGTGAGATACGGGCTGACCAACATCACGCCCTACCTGACGCCTCAGCAGCGCAGGACACCAGCGGAGGAGCAGTACTTCACGAGGGCACCAATCAGCCGGCTGGGCCGGCGAGGGAGATTATAGATGGCCAAGCCGAGACGTAAGCAGGCGAACGTATCGGGCGGAACGATCGACCTGGCGAAGTGGGAGGAGATCAGAGTCGATGCGCTCAAGTTGCGGACCGACCACAGTAAGCGGGACGCACTGTTCGTCGAGTGCGAGGATGCCTACTTCATGGACTGGCAGGACTCCGAGCGGGCGGGCCTGGCTGATGACGTGAAGCTGACCATCTCGCCGGAGGGTGCAATCGGCCTGGTGGGTGCCCTGCGCCTGATGATAGCGACGGACCCGCAGTTCGAGATCCCGTTCGACAAGAACAGCGGGCAGGCCAAGGCTACCAGTGCCCAGGTTGAGAAGATGGCGCGGATCATGTGGCAGTCGAGCGGGCGCCTGGCTCAGCAACCGGTCCACTTCGATGCAGCCCTGAGCGCCCTGATGTACGCGGAGGCGCATATCCTGGTGACGCGCCTGGCTGATATGCTGCTGGTGGCCAGCGACGAGGACAAAGCCCGGATCACAGAGGCAGTGGGTGACACGCCCTATATCTTCGAATGCCTGAATCCGCACGGCGGGTATCCCTTCTGGGATCGCCTGGGGCTGCGGATCTACCACCAGCACCTGACAACCACGGCCGGGCGAGTGATGGACGACTTCGGAGAGGCGGCCGAGGCTGTACTGGCCGGCGAGAAACGCGGCAAGGAGCTGACGCTAGGGCGCTGGTGGGATGGTATCTGGCATGTGGTCTGGGTCGAAGGCGCGGGTGGAGCTGGAGCTGGCGAGCCGATCCTGATGGCCAAGCACGGCTTGCGGCGCATCCCGATTGCAGCCCAGATCACCGAGGGGTCCCGGCTGTTCTGGCAGCCAGAGCGCCAGCGCCGGCCGTTCCTCTACAGCATGATAAAGTCCGGCATGTGGAACCGGGCCAACCTGGCATTGACGGTCATGTATACAGCCCTGTTTGCCATCGGCGCCAACCCGATGTTTGTCTACCAGGCGAACGAGGCGGGCAAGAAGCTGACGCCGGACTGGTCGGTGATGGGCGGCTTCTACAACATCGGGCCAAACGAAAGTATCCAGCCCCTGGCGAAGAACGCGATCGACGCATCACTGAGCCAGGGCCTGGAGATAGCCAACAAGAGCATCCAGGACGTGACGATCTACCGGCAGGCGTTGGGCCAGCCCATGGGTGCGCAGGCGCCGTACAGCATGGTCGCGCTGCTGCACCAGGCAGGCCGGCTGCCGCTGGTGTCAACGCAGCGGCTGGGCGGGTGGGCGATAGGGACGGCGGCCAAGATCGCGCTGCTGTGGCTGAAAGACGAGGCCAAGACCTACAGCGTGAAGAACCTAACCGGAGAGTACACGTTTGACCCAAGCCTGATCCCGGAGCGCTTCGAGATCGAGGCCCGGCTGGATCTGGCACTGCCGCAGGACATGCAGACGATGGTCACGCAAGCGATGGCAGCGACGGGCGGCGAGCGGCCACTGGCCAGCCGGCGCTGGGCGCGTGAAAAGCTGATGAACGTGCAGGACAGCGATGCGATGGACGACGAGATCATGGGCGAGCGCGCAATGGATGCCCGCTTCACGGACAAGTTGCAGGAGAACCTGGCAGCAATCCGGGCCAGGCAAGAGCAAGAGACGGCAGCGCGCATGGCGAAGGCCCGGGCTATGACAGGTGGCGGAGCTAGTGGGACACCAGTACCAGGTGGAGCTGGTGGGCAGGGTGTGGCGCCTACGGCTACGCCAGAGGGTGCTGGTGCCGCTGGGGCCATGAGGGCGCCGGGCGTTATGCAGCCAGTCGGGCCACCGGAGAGCCAACCGCTTCCGCCGCGGGGTGAGCCTGGAGCGGAAGGGGGCGCCTGATGCCTGGCGTCTTGGAGCGGATTGACGATGCTATCAACCTGGGCTTTGCCCGCTACGAGGAGTGGGAGGCCAGGATGAACGCGGAGGAAACTGCGGAGGGCAAGGCCGCGCTGCTGGTGAGGGCGTGGGATTACCTGCCACCGCAGCTCAAGCAGAAGGTGAAACTCGAGGAGCCTGAGATATACAGGACGATCGAGGAGCACCTGCGCCGGCTAGGGCGGATCAAGGAGGTTTGACATGCCTATGATTGCTGAGGGTGGTGGGGGTGGACAGCCGTATCTACCGTGGACGCCACACCCGGAAACCAAGCCAGTTGTACCAGCTCCGCTGCCCTGGTGGCTACAGGGTGGGAGAAACGTGGCGCCTACCCAACGGGGGCCAGTCACAACGGGCGGGCGTAACCTGACCGGGCTTGGGTCCCAGAACCAGGGGATGCCAGCCTGGATGCAGGGGCTGGGTGAGATCCCGCTACTGGGTCCGTTGCTGCTGCAGGGGCTGGGGAACATGAACTGGGGCGGCCAGCCGTTGCAGCCAGGGACGACATACCCGCTGGTGGGTGCCACACCCAACCAGGGCGGGCAACCGTTCAACCCGTACACCGGACAACTGGGGCCAACGCGGGCCGAGCAGGAGCAAAACCGAGCGGACTACTGGAATGCGGTGCGGGCCAAGGAGGCCAAGACTAAGACACCGCTTGATATTGTGAGCGGCCTGCTGGGCGGGGCGCTGGGTATCCATCCTGGCGTCGGAGCAGTGCCCGTCAACATCATAGGGCAGGTTGTGCCAGTTGGCAGCCCGGACGCCGTGGCCATGACCGACGCCAACGGGATCATTCAGGTCGACGCCCAGGGCCACCCAGTCGAGCCGGGCAGCCCGGACGCAGTAGGTGAGCGACCGGCAGATATTCCGGTGCCAACGGCAAGGCCCGATATGCCGCAGTGGCTGCTGGACCTCGGGCAGAAGCTTCAGTGGTCGCTAGGTGCAAGTGCGAACCAGGCACCGATCGGACAGGGCGCAATCCCGTCCTACCTGGCCAGCTGGCTGACGCCCGAGCAGTGGTTTGGGAACCCAGATCTGTTGCACGGTGCGCCGGGCTTCGCGCCTACTGTGCCGGCCTACGCTGGCCTTCCTCCGCCTGAGAAACCCAAGCCGAAGGGCTGGTGGGATTACGGTGGCGGTGGCGGCGGCAGCTACACGCCCAAGTGGACCGGAGCGTTGACCCGCTGGGTGGTGCGCCGGTGACAAGCAAACCCCCGCCTGATCCTCGCCTGCTGGCGTTCTGGGGCGAGAAGCCTACCTATGCGCCGGAGCCTCCGAGGATCGAGCCGGAGCCGAACGAGTATTATCGCCGGTACATGACCGATGTCCTGGCCATAGCCCAGCGCTATGGGAAGGGCCAGGACTGGATGGCGGCACAACTCAAGGCGCCCAGCGAAGCAGCCATGAAGTCGTTGGGCTATGTGCCGGGTTACTGGGAAGATCCTCGCCGTGTCGCAAAGACATACCTGGCACTGCAAGCGCTACCCAAGGGGGAGAAGGCGCCTGAGTGGTTGAACGTCGACCAGCTGACGGCAGCGTACAAGTACCTGCAATATCGCAACGGCGGGCAGCCCTGGAGCGAGTGGAAGTTCCTCAACGCAGCAGATCCTGGACGCGACTTCCTGCAGCAGATGGGGTCGCCCCCGTCTGAGTTCTTGAACCCCTCCGAACAGCAGGTGGGCGGCTATGCGCCTGGCGTTGCCAAGAACCTGTACGGATTCACCGAGACCGACTGGAATGCGCTGGAGCCGTGGAAGAAGTGGGTTATCCGCTTTGAGGCCAGCCCGGCGTCCAGTGTTGCGATGCCTACCGCGATGGGCGGCGCCATTGGCCTGGCATACGGTGGGCCGGCCGGTGCGCTTGCTGGCGCTGGCTTCGGCCTGGCGACTGGAGCTGGGCAGGCGATACGCCAGGCGATACCTGGCCCTGTGGGCGGGCTGGCTGGTGGCGCGCTGATGGGCGGGACACTGGCGGGCGGTTTTGGCATGATGTTCGGCCCGGAGATCGGGCTGCCAGCTGGTATCCTGGGCGCTGTGGTTGGCGCTACCCTGGGCGTGGCTAAGCCGGATGCCCTGGATGCTGCCCTGCTGAAACTCAACGCGCTGGCTGAGGGTGTCGAGCAGGCATGGGGTACAGCGAGCATTGCGGCCTACGGCGTGGGCCACCCGCAGGAGGCAGCACAGGCTGACCTGCCGGCAATGTGGCGAGCAGCCAAGCTCACCTATGACGTGGGCGAAGGCCCGTTCGGACTGGTGGGCGCACCCAAGACCACGACCTACCTGGAGCCGGGCAAGGCAGCGCCGGGCCGGCAGGAGATCGAGGGTGCGGCTGGTATGGCAGCGCTGGTGGAAGCGGCAAACCGCATCCAACGCCGAGAGGACCCAGAGACCGTCTATCGGGACATCCAATCGCGCATGGGACTGGACGGCCAGGCGCGCAACCTGCTGGGCCAGGTGGTATTCGATCCCCTCAATGTGCTGCCACAAGCGACGAACCGGGTGGGCGAGGATCTGTCTCTGGCTTCCGGCAACTACGCACTGGCGGATGCGTTCAAGGCGACCAGGGGACCGGGCGAGGCGATACAGGCGTACCGCGCATTTGTGCGGACGGGCATGGCAGGGACGGCACCCGAGCTGAGCAGCATGAGTGCGACTGAGCGCTGGTTTGCTGGCCTGACATCCGAGGGATTGCCAAAAGAAGTTAGTGGAATGCTGATCCCGCTTACGGAGTCAGCTGGCGGGGAGGTTCCCCTGTCCGCAGGCGAGAGAGCGATAGAAATTGCTGGTCGGGCGACAACCGCAGCTAGTGGAGGGCAGCCGATTGAAACCCCTCTCGGGCGTTCTCTAGGTGCGCTGAAGCTCGACTGGCTGGACATAGAAAAGTATAACGCTGGTGATCCAGAGTATCTCGCACGGCGCAGGGCACAGGAAGTCGAGGTAGGCCAGAAGGCTCATGCCTTGACGGCCAGGGCGAACGAGGAAGATCTGATCCTTGCCATGGGGGTTGACAATGCCCGACTGATTGAGCAGGGAAAGAAGCCTACTCCTCTCTTGCCTAATGGAGCCAACGATTATGCTGCCCAGGAGTGGCTGGCAAGGTTCGGGGAGCGGACCACCAGGACGCAGCCTGTGACGCAGGAGAATCTACCAAAAGGAATCGGAGAACCGTGGTTCGCAAGAATCCCGGGGTTGCGTTACCTGTTCAGCGAAACGCCGCAGGCCAAGGCCTCCGAGGTCATGCGCTTTGCCAGCGACAACATCCAGACGCTGATGGGCCGGTTCACCGATCCAGTCGAGGCTGGCAAGGCATTCAACTCCTGGGTCGACACGCCGGTTGAGACAGCCGCCCAGCTCAGCTCCACGTTCCTGGCAGGGCCAGAGGGTTACTTCGTTGCACTGGCCGGCCGGGGCGCCAAGGACATGATGGCCGCCAAGGTCGAGCTATGGGAGGCGACACTGCCCCAGCGGACGATGCTGAGCAACATGGCCGTGGCGTTGGGCACCACGCCCGAGGAGGTAATCAAGGCGCTACGATCGGCTGACGACATGGAAGTGCTGGTGCAGCGCGTCCTGGATGCAGCCAAGACTACCCGAACGGCCGAGGGTGACACACTGATCGAGGCAGCCAGGCGGGGCGAGTTCAGCGGCCAAGCGCTGGCCGACGCGGAGCGGATCTACGTCAAGGAGTCAGTCCCCTGGCGCCCGGACCTGTGGATTTCGGACGCAATCTCTGGTCTGGTGGACCATTACGCGCACTGGTCGGTCGACCACTTCGGCATAAAGGCTGAGCCGACCGTACTGCGCATGGCTCAGACCATGAAGGGCATCCAGTCCCTGGTCTTGCTGGGCCTCAACCCCGTGTATTTCTTCAACAACTGGGTCAACAACGAGGTCTCGATGGCTGCCCGGGGCGTGTGGGGCCTGTGGATGCCAGAGCAGATCGACGCCTACTGGAGGCGTGTGGGCGTGGACCCCTACCGGCTCAGGGCTGGCATCGGTCCGGCCGATATGCCAGGCGACATCACTGTGGCAGGTGAGAGGACGCTAAGAGCTGCCACCCAGGTGGATGATGTCTGGTCCAAGCTCAACAACAAAGTCGCCGGACTGAGCGACAAGGTAGGCATTTTCCTGGGAATGGCCCGGTCGATGGAGCAGTGGAACGGTGCTCGGGCATTTACCAGCGGCTTCAAGCAGATGTGGGCCAGGTTGTGGCACAAGGGGACGGGGTACTCCGCTATGCCCCCGGACCTGGAGAGCGCACTGGGCGGGATCAACCCGAACCTGCCGCCCCTGATCTACGGCGCCATCGAGTCTGGGCTGAATGGCAAGGAGATCCTGGGCAACATTCTAGGGCAGGCCGTGGTCAAGACGGCCGAGAGTGCCGTCCCCGAGGTTGCCAGCCGGCTGGGCATTGCGGAGACCGAGTTGCGGGATCTACTGGGCACCATGAATGTGGCCGACTTCCTCAACGCTAGGCTGCCCAAGGCCAACACGCCTGACAAGGTGGCTGGGGTCTTTGCCGACCTGCGGCGCAACGTGATGGGCCAACTGGAGAAACAGCAGACCGAGGAGTGGCGCCAGGTTGCGGAGTATGCAGCTGAACGAGTGAAAGCTGAGGGGTACGGGGCGGTGGCGGATCTGTTCTTCGGCTCGATGACCGACGCTGAGGAGTGGTGGAACAGCCATTTCGCCAAGTGGCAGCGCACGTTCGAGGAGGCCAGGCAGCGCACAGACTCTGGTCCTCTGATCGAAGCGCGGAGCGCGGAGGCCAACAGCGAGGCCCGGCGTATGTGGGCCTACCAGGAAGCCACGCTGCAGGGTATCTCCGACGGACTGACTGCCAAGGGTGTGCGCGTCCCCGATGGCATGGTCGACTCCTTTGCCGGCGTCCGCAAGACGTGGGATGGGTTCTTCAAGTACCGGAGCGAGGAGTATCGCAAGTTCTTCCGATCGCCTGAGTTCGAGGACCCGGTACGCCGCGGCCAGTCATGGATCGACCTCAACGAGCGCATGGACGTGGAGTACGCCAAAGCCAACGGGCAGGCCAGGGCAGCGCAGGAAGCGTTCGACGAGGCCCTGGTGCGCCTGTTCAGGTCGGAGGGCGATCCGGCCACAGCTGCCCGCGTCAAGACGTGGCGGGATGGGCTGAGATCCTTCCGTGACGACATGGCCATGATGATGGCCAACTTCCGCAAGACGTTGGTCCACATGGACGCACCAACCAGGGATGCAGCCTGGCGAAACTTCCTCGACAAGCAATACCTGCCTTCGATCGCTGAGTTCTTCGAGCGCCAGAGGGCGGGTCCGACATCCATTTGGGGTTGGCCTGGCCTTGGTGGGCCGGGACAATTGCCACTGGCTGGACCTCCTGAGGTACCAGGTGCAGGTGGGCCGCGGCCAGCGGGGGCTGGTTTACCTCCTTCCCGGCCTCCGTCCCCGGCACCGGGCGGAGTTGCAGCAAGGGCGGCGCCAGGCGTGGGCGCAGCAGCTCCTGAGCTGCAACTTGGCCCGGAGTGGGTCGAGGTCCCGCAGGGTGCCCGGATACCGCTGGGGTCTGAGACCAAGTTCAACTTCGAGACCAACAAGATCATGGCCAGGGTGCCACCTGCGCGGGCAGAGGTTGTGGCCGCGATGGCAGCCGCTGGCCTCGAGACTCGGACTTCCCTGCTGGCTCGACTGCCAGAGATCAATCAGTTCCGGCCGGCCAATACACCACTGATTGACCAGTTCGCGTTCGACAACCCGACGCCGCAGCGAACGGCGGTTCTCAAGTCAGCCCTGGATGCCTGGTCCCAGGCCAAGGCGGCCGATGAGGCAGCCGTGGCTGGGCGGAAGGTCATATCCACCCAGCTGGAGCAGGCAGGGGCCTTAGAACAAAAGGGCCAGGAAGTTGGCCCTGTCGCTCCGAAGCCCGAAGGCGGGCCGGCGACGATGGATCAACTCGACACGGACGGGTTGAGACAGGCGGGCTGGACACGCGGGCGACGCGGGTTACTGAATGCGGTCAACGCGGACCGGATCCGCCAGGGGCTGCCAGCTTATCCGACCGAGGCGGACGTGCCATTCACTGAGGCGGTGCAGGCGCTGACAACGCGGGTGGGTGCAGATGAGTTGCTGCGTGGCAAGGGTGCAGTCGATCGTATGCGTGCGACGCTCCAGGTAGGCAAGGACGTGAACGGGGTGGACCTGACGCCGGCTGCGCGCACAGCGATCGAGGCCCAACTGGCGGGAGTTGAAAGACGGGTCGCGCAGCTATCGGGCAAACCATCAACCCCGGCACCGATAGACCTGGCGCGGGTGCAGGCATACGCAAAGGCCAACAGCCTGGGCACGTCCGAAGCTGACATCCTGGCGGCCGTGAACAGGCACCGAGGGGAGGGCGCACCAGTTGCCACCTCTCTGGCGATGGTTCCCGAGGATGAGGCAATCCGAGCGATCGGGTTGGACGCTGATGCGCGCTGGGCGGATGGAGTCTCGAAGGCGCTGGGCATCGAGGCTGGCGATGTGGTGACGGCTAGGCAGGCGGCACGGCAGGATCTCACCAAACTCGGCCGGGACCGGATCGACGCCCAGGCCTCGCAGGCATTCGCGGAAGCCGCAGCCGCCATGCGAGCGCGGCTGGAGGCTGTGGCGCGTGGTGAGTTCCAGGGTCTGAGCGGCATCAACATGTACCCGGATTGGATGTCGGCATTGCACCGCCCGTTTGACGATGTGATGAAAGCGGTCAACAAGATCATCGAGGACGCTGGCCGAGACAAGGGCGCCCTGGTGGAAAAGCTCAAGGCGACCATCCTGGACGCGGCGATGGGCCGGGGGCCAGCGTCCGGGGAATTGCCTCTGGATCCGCGCCTGCTGCTGGCACTGGGCATGGAGGACGAGGCGGTGATGGCCGCTGTCCGTGGTGGCTGGGCGCCCGACCAGGCGTTTGGAACCAGGGTGGCAGAGTTCGATGCCAGACTCAAAGCCGCTGCTGGGGTTGCCCCTCTCAAGACGGTCGAGGTCCCGGATTCCTCAGTACTTGCCCAGGTGGGCAAGATCGAGGATCTGCTGACGGCGCGCTTGCCAGGTGGTGAGCCGCACGATCGCAAGTGGGTGGAAGCAGCGCAGTCGGGTGTTCAGATCCTCTATAGCCAGCTCAAGGCGGGCGGGGACCCGGCTGTGAGACAGGCCCTGGAGCGCCTTCGCATCAAGCTGGAGGGCCTAGCTTTCGGTCGGTCGATGGATCAGCGAATTATCGCCGGTGCGCAGACAACACTGCCCTACATGCCAGATCTCAACGCTGGTGGGATTGGACAGCTGGAGCCTGTGGTGGTCGAGGGCCGGCAGTTTCATGTGCAACAGTGGCTGGATAAGATCGAGTACGGATTCGACCCAGCCTACGATGGCGCGGCCAAGGTAAGGCTATCGGCAGGCGATCGCCAGACATGGGTTTCTGGCGCAACATACTCCAATCTGCGCCGCACTTACCCGGACTCTCAGCTGGGTATCGACCTGGACGGACGGCTGACGGTCTGGAAGGGCCAGAAGCTCATCGGCGTCATTCAGCAGGGTGTGGACCCGCTACCCGACGCCATGCTGCGCGGCATCCCCTTCAAGGACCCAGGAATACCGGAGCGCATTGGCGCGTTGGTGCGCATTCAGTCAACCAAGCAGGTGGGCACGATCGTTAGCCAGACAATGGGTACGGATGGGACGCCTCTCTACCGGGTGCAGACAGCAGCGGGCGAGGTTGACACCCGGCCCCTGGATGATCTGTGGACCCTGGACGACTACCGCTACCCCGGCGTTGAAGTTCAGCCGGAGGCAGCCAAGGCGTGGGCCGAGTGGTACAGAACGCTTGACCAGAATGCTCGGGTTGGCGTCGAGCTGACGCCTGGCGATGTCCAGGAGGGGCAGTTCCTCTCCGAGTGGAGAAGCTGGCCATTCCGTATGCCCCTGGCCGAGGTCAGGCTGGCGAACGGCGAGACGACATTCGTCAAGGCCCACGCACTGCGCGCCCTGCCAGGCGACGTTGCTGAGCAGGTGAGGCCGGCCGTTGAGCAACTGCGCGCCCAGGCAGAGGCAGATGCAACCATGGGTTCCGGCACCCTCACAAAGACCGAGATTGCTGGCCAGGGAACGATGTGGACCCAGGGCGAGGACCTGCCCCTGTGGTCGGGTGCCGCGCAGCGTGTGACTCAGGACCCGTTCATGCCGGAGGACGTGTTCGCGCAGGACGCGCTGCCTGGTATGAGGCCGCCGATCGAGGCAATGCAGCCCATCAAGGTCAAAGGTGAGCCTCCAGCGCTGGTTGGCTTTGACGAGGCGCTGACCACAAGGCTGGACGGGATGAGCCTGGAGGAGTTGACGGCCCTCAAGGCACAGGTCGAAGGCGACCCAACCAAGGGCGATCTACTGAGCCGATTGACAGGACGTATCCGAGCGACTGAGTTCGCGCAGCAGTTGGACGCCTCCAACCGGGTTGTTGTGCGCCAGTTGGATGTGGAGCATCTGCGGACCCGGTTGACCGAGATCAACGACCACATCGACACGGCGACCCGCATGGCGAAGTCTGCCGAGGCGGCGGATGCTGAGCTGGCCGCCAATATGACCAAGGTAATCAAGAGGCTGGAGGCCGACGCTGAGCCAGTGCGGAAGGGATTGCTGGATGCTGAGGCTGCGCTGGAACAGGCGAAGGCGGAAACGCGCTACATCCCAGACGGGCTGCCGCCAGACAGGGAGGCGATCCTGCGGCGAGCAATGCCAGGTCTGCAGTCGGAAGTGAAGCCGAGGCCCATCGGGGAAGGGGAAGGTGCCTACAGGGCCATCCTCGAGCCGGCTGATGTGGACTTCCGGGCGACGAAAGTCATAAGCCAGGCGCGCGGGCCTGTAAATCTACTGCGAATTACGTCAGAAACTGGGGCCGTCAGCTGGGCCTTGTCGGGATCTGCCGCCGAGCTGGAGAGGCTTTCTACCTCCGGCTTGGCCTACCGGATCATGCCTGTGCGAGCGCGGGTGCAGGTGGACGGTCTCATGGCACCGATCGACGTGCTGACGTTCTCCAACCGCCAGGCTGTGGATCTGGCGCTGCAGTCGGTCAAGACAGCCAGCATCAGGATCGGCATGAGGGGAACAGTGCAGCAGGTCAACGGTGGAATCGTTGCCGGAACCGTGGTCGGCTGGGACCCCATGGGCGAGATGGTAGTCCTGAGGGGTACTGATGGAGCTGAGGTAAGCGGTCAGGCTTGGAGTTTCAAGCCCTCTGAGGCGGAAGTGCCCGGCGTGGGCATTGGTAAGATAAAGCCAACCGAGCCGCTGTTCAGCTGGCGGAAGGATGCAACACCAGAAGTCCGGGACCTAGCCAAGAGCGCGCTCATGGACGCTGTTTTCAAGGGCCAGGCGTCGGACGTTCTGGGTAAGGCGATTGCTGAGGAGCTGCAGAATACAGGCGTCGGAAGGCTGATCGGCAAGCGGATAGCGACACCCAGGGACGTGGCTTATCTGGGGCAGATCTACAGGGACCCGCGGTTCGAGACCTTCCGGTGGCTGTTCGTGAAGAACGGCAGGGTTGTGGCTGAGAGTGCCTATTCGTCCAGGTTGCCGGGCGTGACCTACCCGTTCGAGACGAGCGGGGTGCCGGCCAAGGACCTATGGGAGTCAGAGTTGTTCGAGTGGGCGAGCAGCACGATGGATGCCTACGACGCGGACGGCTATTACCTGTTGCACAACCATCCCAGCGGGGACCCTGGACCCTCGCCGGAGGATATAGCAACAACCGGCTGGATTGCCAAGAGCCTACCTGGCTTCAAGGGCCACCTGGTAGTTGACAGCGGCAAGTACGCAGTGATTCGCCCTGAGACCGTGAGTCCTGGAGCGTTCGCTGATGTGAGCGTGGCTGGAGGATCTGCGCGAGGCTACACCAAATCCGTTGCGATCGAGATGGAAGTTATGCCCGAGTCGATGGCAGTGGGCTGGGTTGACGAGCTACTGCAGCCGTCGAAGCCACACGCGATTTTGGGTGAGCGGATAGTGGGGCCTGCGGATGTCATAAAATTGGCCAAGGGGCTGATGGCAGAACGGCCAGAGTCTAAGGCAATGCTAATCTTTGCCAGCGCCAGGCTGAATGTGCGCGGGATTGTGGACATTCCAATGCCGGAGGGTATCGGGCCATGGCGGCAGACGGGCGGGGTTGAGCCTCGGGCAAACCTGCTACTGAGAGCGTTCATTCGCTACAACGGCCGGAAAATGGGATCGAGCAACGCCTTCCTGGTCGTGCCGGACATGGCGGCTATGCCCGATGCAACGATCGAAGCCCTGCGGGATTTCGTCCTCTCGGGTAGTTTCAAGGATGTAGTGGATCTCGCCGGCAAGAGTGTCCAGTCCATGGTACAAACCAACACCAGCGGCTTCTGGAATGCGCCAAAGGGACCCGAGTATTCGTTCGGCTGGCCGGAACGATCGCGCCACCTGTACGAGGACAGCCTGGCCGTGCGGCCAGTAGAGCCAAAGGACTTTGGCGGCTTCAAGGTCGACCGGGAAGCTGGGCGCTACGGGCAGATGGAGGCCTATCTGCCCGAGGGCGTGAAGTCGGACTGGTTCAACACGGCCAAGGGGCCAGCCCGGGTGCTGGGCCTGGCGATGGACAATCCCAACGAGTGGCTGTTCGAGTTCGGGGATGGGGTTGTGCGCCGCATTCCAGTGACGGGCGAGGCTACTGACAGTCTCAAGGCGTCCGGGATTGCGCCGTTCGGGTCTACGCCCCAACCCATGCTTATGGGCAAGGCGGCCGAGGAGTTCTGGAATAGTCGCATAGACCCGACGCTGACTGCCCTGCAGGAAGTGCTGAGCAGGCCGGAGCGGGTCGGGGGAGCCGCTGGGGTGGGTGATCTGCCTCCGGCGTCACGGCAGGCCCTGGAGGGCTGGCTGAATGGCGTACAGGGCGAAATGGGCACCACCAAGATGGCGGCTATTCGCTGGGGCGAGAACAGGCGCGATGCAGCCCTGCTGAATTACAGCCGGCGTTACGGGTTCGACAACGTGGGCGGGGCACTGCTGCCCTATATGTTCTGGTACAGCCGGACCCCCTTGCAGTGGGCCTTTTCGATGCTCGACAAGCCGGCGATATTCGCCAACTATGCCCGCATTCGGCAGCTCCAGGGGTCCATGCCCATCCAGGGCTTCCCGACCAGGCTGCGCGACAAGGTGCAGATCCCGATGCCATTCCTGCCCGAATGGATGGGAGACGGTATTTGGGTTGATCCCATGCGCCAGCTGTTCCCGCCTGAGCAGTTCTTCCAGGTCCAGGACCAGATGATCCAGGACCAGACCACGATCGAGCGGTCGGCCATGTTCATCCTGACCAGCTGGGTGCAGGACGGCAAGGCCACGCGGGAGGATGCAGCAGCCGCGGTCCAGACCAAGACCGGGGATCTCTGGCAGCGGGCTGTGGGCCAGGCCAAACTCGACCTGCAAAACGAGGTCGGAGATCCATTCGACTACATGAGCATGTTGGTGTCACCGGCGCTGCCCGTCACCTGGGCCTATGACTTCCTGACTGGCCAGAAGGGCGATATTTCTCCACTGCCCTTGACCCGGCTCATCCAGGCAGCCACGGCCTTCTGGAAACCAGGCGGGGTGAACATCGAGGCGCCGGTGCGCAAGATGCTGGGGATGCCAGAGGGCGACAAGTGGTTCGTCTATCGGGTCGACCGCGAGATCACCAATATGGCCGGTGACGGGGAAATCACTGTGGACGATGCCGAGAATGCCATGACGGCTCATGCTGGGCCGGTGTACGAGGAGGCCAAGGCGCGGGCGGTGAAGCTTATGGCAGTCGGTACCTACACGGCCTGGATCGGGTTGCCGGGCGACACTCTGCCAACGGGCGAGGCCAAGCAGCGGGCGCTGGCCAATGAATACAAGCTGGCTGGGGCTGCCTATGACTCTGGCCAGACCGACGCGATCGGCAAGTTCTTCGACGCACACCCGGAATACACAGCGCGGCTGGGGCTGATGGATAAACCAGCCGACCGGCTGCGCCGGTTCCTCGTGGACAAGGTGTGGGCTGGGTACAACGCGCTGGACCGGGCTAACCGCGAGGTCGCCCGGGACGCGCTGGGCGACAACTTCCAGCTGGCGTTCCTGAACAAAGAGACCCGCGCCTACGACGCGATCGACACAGAAACCCTGGCCGTTTGGGCTAAGATGCTGGGCAAAACTATCCCATCCATGCAAGAGGTTGGGCAGGCCGGGGAGGTTCCAAGCCTGGCGCAGCAGGGCGAGCTGCTGCCCGAATCGATCTCGAAGGCCATCACCGACTACCGGAATGCTAGGGACGCCAAGTATCCCAACTGGTATGCCATCCAGGCGGGGTACTACGAGAAAGAGACGGCGGCCGAGAAGCGAGCCTATCGGCTGCAATTCCCTGAGTTGGAGGCCTACTGGGCGTGGAGCAGGCAGTACAAGGTGGATCACCCAGACGTGGCGCCCTATATCAGTGCGGCCAAGTTCTCCCAGCAGGATTACATGTCGATCGGGCAGGCTGTGTTGGCGGAGCTGACACCCAGTATGCAGCGGCGGATCTACTCGGCAGTCACCAGCAACTCGCCACTGCCGGCTGGGACATCAGCCTATCTACAGCAGATCCTCGACGCAAAGCAGGTGGCGGGCGGGAACGTCGAAGCGTTCATGCAGAGTTACGTCAGCCCGCTTTTTGAGCAGGCATTGACAGGGGGATACTGACGTGCTAGACTGCCAGCAGCCCGTAGAGACGGCGATACGTCCGCGGCAGACGCCAGTGTTGGCGTCCCGCGGGCTTTTTGTTTCACGAGGAGGCCGGAATGAGTGACTTGCTTGCCCGGCCTGCAGACCTACCCGCTGGGCAGCGGGGCGACGGTTCCCAAACCCGGGATACCGAGGATGCAGGCGACGGTGGCGGTGCGCTCACTCGGGAGGAGCTTGGCGAGATTCTGGACCAGCGCGAGCAGAAGCTGTTGCAACAGCTCGATCAGCGGACGCAGACGCGAATCCAGAGTACGTCACAGAGCCTTACCGACCATGCGTACAACAGGATGCGGAAGGCGATCGCGGATGAGCTGGGACACACGTCGAAAACCGTTGCGGATCTGAAAGCCGGTGGCGCTACCATCACCGCCGAACAGGAGCGGGCGTTGCGCCAAGCAGCGGTTGAGCGTGTACTCAGCACAGTCGAGGAGCCAGCGCCAGGTGGGAGAGAAAGGCAGCCAAGCCCGGAGGCCCGAACCCAACCTGGCGCACCAGTCACCCTGCAAGACGCAGCGCTGGGGCTGATGGACAGGCACCAGACGTACCTGGAGGAGAACGACAAGGAGTTCGACCTTGTGGACTTCCAGGCCCTGGAGCGTGGGGATCAGACTACGTTCATGGAGTCGATGCTCCACGCAATCCTGACCAAAAAGAACCGCGCAGCCTCGGGCAAAGCTGCAAGCGCCAGGGATGAGGGCGAGGAACCAGGCGAGGGCGAGGAAGAGGAAGCCCAGCCAACGCCTCGAGACCGGGCGGCAGCTCGCCTCGGAGGTTTGGGTGGCGGCCGGCACGGCGCGCCCAGCTTCGAGGGCAAGTCAGCGATGGACATGCTAAAGCAGGGGTATGCTGCCAATGCCAAGCGTCGCCAGAGCTGACCAAACCTGAGACTAGGGAGGTAGGCTATGGCCTACACACTTGCGGAATATGAACGGCTGGCTGCGGACCCCCTCAGGCGAGGGGTAATCAACATCTTCCGCCGCGAGTCGATCATCATGGATCTCCTCCAGTGGGAGGACAGCAAGACCCTCACCATCCAAATCATCCGCACCAAGAGCCTGCCCACAGTGAGCTTCCGCCCGATCGGCGGTCCCTGGGCCGAAAGCAAGGGCCAGGTCGAGCCGATTTCGGAGCGCGTGTTCGACATGGGCGGGTACACCGATGTGGACAAGCTACTGGTGCGTGCGGAAAGCGTGGTCGATCAGCGCGCGCTCCAGACTGACATGTGGACCACAGCCCTGGCCTACATGTTCCAGGACTACTTCATCAACGGCAATCCCACGGTCGACGAAAACGCCTTCTCCGGGTTGTTCTGGAGAATCGTGAAGTCGGGCAGTTATCCGACCACCCAGGAGATCAACCTGGCTGGGCTGGACATTTCGCCCGACGCAGCCGGTCTCTCCGCGAACCTCGACACCTTCCTCGATAACGTCCAGAAGTTGCAGCATCGCACTGACGGCCACAGGTGCGACCTGTTCATCTGCAACGAGACGACCTACCTGCGATGGTGTTCGGCTTTGCGCCAGAAGGGGCTGTACGCGACGACCAAGGATTCCTTCGGGCGCACCATCGTGACCTGGGGTGAGGGCGGCCCCAAGATCATCGACGCCGGTTGCAAGGCCGACCAGGCGACCAACATCATCACCGATGTTGAGCTGACGAACGGTACCGCACTGACAGGCGGAACAGCGACCTCGATCTATGCCGTCAAGTTGGGGGACAAGTTCCTCAAGGGCTTCCAACTCTACAGCCTCGAGGTTGACGACATCGGCAAACTCGAAAGCGGTATCGCATTCCGAACCGTGATTGACTGGCCGCTGGGCATCTACACGGTGTCCCCGCGGTCAATCGCCAGACTGTCCGGCCTCGTGGCGGCATAAGGAGAATGAGCCATGTTTGATAAAAACCTACTCCTTCGCCAAAGCACGGACGGCGCCCTGAGCGCTAGTGAACTAGCTCGGGCGGGCGTGGACTTTGGCGCAGGCGACAGAAAGGGATTCACGTACATTGTGAAAATCCCTTCGGTCAGCGGCACGACCCCGACCTGTGCCGTGAAGATCCAGGACAGTCCTGACAACTCGACCTGGACGGATCTGCTGAGCTTTCCGTCCATCACCGCGGTTGGGATGTACTATCGGTCGGCAAGGTCCTCGCAGCGCTACCGCAGGGCCTACATCACGTTGGGGGGCACGACTCCCAACTTTGGGACAGCGATCATCGGCGTGGACCTGGGCGGCGATCAGGACAAGTTCTAACCGACGATTGACCCAAAAATCTGGGGTGGCCCATTCGCAAGGGTGGGCCACCCTGAGCCGTATCCGGGGGTTGCGACATGGCCAAGAACAAAGCGGTAACTTCCTCACCGCCTAGCGGCGAGTTCGTGCGACCGGTCGACCCGTTGTTGGACCCGTCAGTGAACCCGGCCGCTCCGGCCGTGGTTGTTGATGAGCCTGGTCTGCCTGTGGCGCCAAAGGCCAAAGGGCCGGCAGCCAAGACGGCTCCCAAGGCCCAGGTGCCGGCAGTTCCGAAGCCACCGGCCAAGTCCAAGCGCGTCAAACTGCCTGAGGGCGCCGTGCATGTGGACGACATCCTGACGATCGTCGTCTACGACAAGGACGGCACCCATTTCCAGCTCGATCATGCCCTGCATTCGGGCGAATACATCCTGCGCCCCCTGGCCCGGGAGAAGTTCACAGTCCCGAAGCAAAAGTAGAGGCGGTGGGCCATGAAGCTCGCAGAAGCGACGCTTGCGTTGGCCCGCGAGCTGGATGTCGTTCGAGAACGGCCTGCCTCGGCTGACGGTGCTGCAGGCAAGACCACGCTGGTTGACAAGGCCCTCCGCATGGAAGCCGACGAGCTGGCGGAGGGGACAATCTGGTTTGTGACCAGCAGCCAGACACCCTCGAACGCCGGTCTGTCTCGCAAGATCGACCGCTGGGCCAACGGAACATTCACCTTTCTGGCGCTTCCGTCACAGACCAAGGCGGCCGACATCTATGCTTGTGCCGGGCCTATGTTCCCGCGGCATGAGCTGGTAAGTGCCATCAACACGGCGCTGACCAAAGAGGGTGCCTACCCCCAGGAGGACGCAACCCTGACCACGATCGCCTACCAGGAGGATTACACCCTCCCGACAGGCGTTTTCGGCGTTATAAACCTGGAAGTCGCTTGCAACCTGGTTGCTCCATACGGCTATGTGCCGCACCGGCGCTGGATTGAGATTGGTGGCAAGGTGCGGTTCCTGGGCGAATGGGCACCCATTGCGGCGGGTTACAAGATCAGGTTGACCTACAAAGTCAACCACACCACGATCTATGCCGACACAGACCTAATCAGCGACTATGTAAATCCTACCTGGCTGACGTGGGCGGCCGTCGAACACGCCAGGCGCACATACTTCCAGAAGATCGGGCAGGACGATAAGGACTCTGTGTCCCTGCTGAACGAGGCCAAGGACAAGGCGAAGGAGGCCCGCCGAGCCTGGCGCGACAACTGGCCTCAGCCGATGGGTAGGCTGGGGCTGTGGTAGATGGGCAAGATCGTCGTCGGACCCCGGGAGCGCAACCAGACCCACCACGTCAGGCTGGAGGACGAGAGCAAGCGCGCCCTGGGACTGGTGCTGTGCGACGGTGAGGGCAAGGCTGACATCCGGGGAATCTCGATCGGCAGCACCCCGCCCACGGCCCTGAAAACTGCGCAAGGCAACACCAAGTACGCTGACTTCGAACCACCCTGGACCCCAATTCCCCAAGACGATTTCTCTGGCGGGCGCGGGCAGCGGGACATAGAAACCGACATGACCCGCTACCTGGACGGATTCCGGGCGAACACCGTCTACGGTAACAAGTGGTTCCTCGGACCCCAGGAGAAGCTATCGACGGGGTACCGGCCGATGTGGTTCAAGCACCCGGGCAGCGTCAAGTGGGTCGCCCTGATCCCTGGCGCCAGGCGCTACCTGGCAGTTTCATGGTCCCCGACTTCTAGCGTGACGATCGTCTACACACAGATTCTGCTGCGCCGGCGCGGAACCCCTGGACTGTTCACCGTTGAACTGTGCGACAACGACGCCGGTAAGCCGGGCACCGTCCTCAAGACCAAGACACTGGCAGCCAGCGCGGTTATCGACATCCTGAGCGAATGGCAACATTGCTACATGGGCAACCAGGCAGTCACGTCTGGGACCACCTACTGGATCAAGGTGTACGGTGCTGCCACTGACGACGATCAGGACCATTGGGAGGTTGCCTGCGAGGCTGCGGCTGGGACGAGCAAGGAGAGCAGTGACGGCACGACCTGGACGGCCTCCGCCGTGGACCTGTACTACAAGGTTGCCCCGACTGACAGCCCTTACTGGCGGGTCTACTTCTACGACTACCGACGCTCGAAGTACGCTGTGACGAGACCTGACGATGGCACGGCCTGCCAGTTGTGGCGCAATGGGTACCACGGCGCGGCCGATCCCAACACTGGGAATCTGACAAAGCTCATAGATGCCACCGCCAGCTGGCCCACCAACGGCCTGGTTGGGGGCGTGGTGCTGATCGTGGCCGGCAAGGGATCTGACGAGGACACGCCCTGGCGCAAGATAACGGCCAATAGCGGGACCGACGCAACCATGGACTCGGCCTGGCTGATCGAGCACGACACCACGACCGAGTACGCCATCCTGGGCCTGGATGTGTGGCTGGAACTGACCGGCCACGGTTTCTCGACCAACCCGGTCACGGACGTGCTGGTGAACAACGGGGTTGTCTACTTTGCGATGGGTGATGCGGCCAACATCAGGCGGCACAGGGAATGGATCAGCGCTGGGGTCTGGTATGACAGCACAGCGGCTGAGTGGGCCGACGATGGCACCAACAAGGCTTTCCTCATGCGGGCGGTGAACGACACAACTGCTGGGGTCAAGATCTGGAAGGGCAACAACATCGAGGCCACCAACGGGGTGAGCGTCCACAAGGCTGATTCCGTGGCATGGGGCACGAATCTCAGCTTCACGGTCCACAAGTCGATCGGGGATGGGTTCGCCAAGATCACCGGGCTGGAGGAGTACGGCGAGCCAGAGGACCTGTGGGTGTTCCTGGAAAATGCGTTCTTCGAGATGGTGAACGACATCCCCAACCCGGTGCCACTGCGCGAGATGCAGAACGTCGCCTCGCAGAATAACGGGCGGGCGCACACGGTCCAGAGCCTGTACCTGTTCTTCACCCTGCAGGTCACGATGGAGCGCTACTATCAGGGCACCCTGGATGAGTTCGGCCCGGACCTGGATGAGGGACTGCCGGCCGGGCGCCAAGGGCCAATCAGCTTCCTCATCAGCTACCCTGGCCGCATCTTTGGCGGGCTGGACGCTGGCAGCACTGGCTATAGCCAGATCCTGTGCTGGAACGAGACTGGCTGGTGCGAACTGTACCGGAGCATTCTGGGGCGCCGCATCCGAGCCGGGTCCTTCCAGACCATCCCGGGTAACACGCCTGATAGGTTGTGGTTTGCAGCCGGCAAGGACATTTACAGCCTGCCATTCCCGAGCGAAACGCTGGACCCGACGCAGGACAGCAATTACCGCTTCACGCACGAGGGCGCCGTGGCTATGAGTTGGGCTTCAGCCGGCCTCTCGGACGTGTGGAAGCTGTATAAGTCGGTCAAGCTCATCACCAAGGGGCTGGACGAGAGCCAGAACATCATCGGGCATGTGGACTATCGCACCGACCAGGAAGAGTCTGACGCGGACTGGAAGGAGGCGACGGAGGAATACACGGAATCGCCTGTGCAGGAGGTCCTGCTGAGGCCGAAGTTGGGCGTGAATGGTAAGCGTCTGGGTGTGCGCATTCGCGTCGAGACCGGCAACAATGCTCTATCGCCGCAGATCAAGGGGGTGCTGATTGACGCCCTGACCAGGGTCCCGGTGAAGCGCAATTTCAACCTGACGTTCAGGCTGGGCAAGAACAACCTGCTTGGCCAGCCAGACGTGAGCCTGGAGGAGGGATACCTGCTGCTGGATGAGTGGGCTTTGAATGGCATGGCGCTGTCTATGGACACGTTCAGCCCTATTTTCCAGGGTGAACTGGTGTTCATCGACCCGGCCAGCATGGTGCCGCTGCTGCATTCGGCCAAGACTGAGGGCAAACAGAGCAAGGACTGGATGCTCATGCGTATGACGGTGCAGAAGGCATGATGTGGAGATCAAAGCTAATGCCCATTTCCCGAGCAGGCGGCGGGTGGGGATCCCGGATAGCCGGGGCTTGCCCAAGACCGAGAAGCCACCGGAACAGACGGTTGGTACCATCCAAGGCCAGGCGGTTGATAGCGCCAACGAGTGGTGGGTTGGCCTGGCCCTGGAGGGGATCAAGATGCCCTTCACTTTTCACTACGATGTGGCCGGGGGCAAGACACGTCGGGGCGGGCTGGTTATCGACTTCATGGTGTGGACCAAGCCTCTGCCTACTCCGCTTTTCGTGGGCAAGGGGGGCTACTGGCACAGCGGGGTGCGCGACAAAGAGACCGACTTCAAGAAAGAGTGGATGTCCTGGAAATACAGGGGTACATACAACCTTCCGGTCGACATCACTGAGCTACAATCGCGGACGCGAGAGGCGGCAAGGGCTGCTGTGCTATCCGCCTTCGGGAGGGGCTGATGACCGTCATTGACTCTGACCATGCCTGGGCAGAGCACGACTACGAGATCGCGCAGGGTGCGGCCTGGAACCGCTATATCGACATCATGGATGAGAACGACCAGGCGATCGACCTGACCGGCTACCATGCGCTCATGCAGATCCGGCCAACCCCGGAAAGCGACCAGATCCTGTTCCAGTGGAAAGACACGGCGCCGGAGTCGAATGTGACGATCAACAGCCCGGTTGGCCGCGTAGCCTGGACCACGACAGCGGCCCAGACATCTATTTTTGACTTCGATGAGGCAGTGTTCGACCTGTTCCTAACGCCGCCAAGCACGGCAGCCTGGCGGGCGCTGGCCGGCAAGATGAAGTTGGTGCCGATGGTCAGCAGGGTCTAGCTATGAAGATCGTCATTTACGAACCTATCAGTCAGATACGGCTCACGGAGCTGGTGACGACGATCGTCCACGTCCCGGATCAGGACGTGGCTGCCCAGTCTGTGCCGCTCAGTGTGATTCAGGCCGAGGACGACATAATCCGGGGTACCGCGCCGAATGCCGTGACGCGGGTCCCGAAGGGCAGCCCTGGCCAGGTGATCGGGTACGACTCGACGACTGGCCATGTAACCGCCATGACCCTGGCATCTGGGGGCGGCAGCGCTGCGCTCACGAACAAGGACGGAACTGACGCGCCCTCGGGCGCGGTGGTTGTCCTGGACGACCTAAATGACCAGGCGTTCAAGGGCACCACGACCCAGCAGGATGGGAGGGTGATTGGAGTCACGAAAGAGGCGATAGTCGGCAATGCCCAGGGCCAGGTGGCGGTTGGCCCGCAGCTGGCAACTGTGCTGGTCCAGGGCAATGTGGCCCGGGGCGACTTCATCATCGCCTCCACGACGAAGTGGCGTGGCAAGTCGGCTGGTAGCACCAAGCCATTCGCCGCGGTTGCTATTGCTGTGACTGCCTATGCTGGAGGCGGAGCTGGATCAGTGGTGGCCCTGGTGGCGGTCGAAACCCGCTTCGGCCGGAGTGGCGGCAGGGGCTACATGGGCGGCAACGTCACTGCTGGTGTCCTGGTCCACAAGCTCGACTACACCAGCGAGACGGCAACTGCCACAACGAACTTGCCAGCCAACTCTAAGAATGGCTGCGGGGTTCATGCTACAGCCTACGGCTACCATGCCAGGACCCATGATGGGGCGACGGCGGTCTATGCTATTTACCGGATAGCAATTGCCACCGACACCATGACGACGCTGGGCGCTGTCCTTCTCCACCTCATCGACATAGGCAGAATGGGCGTATCGAGCGACGTGGCCGGCTACTTCATGGGCGGGTACTACGGGGGCAGCCAGACGTTCGTTGATAAGCTGACCTTCTCGACTGAACTAGTGGCTGGTGCAACTGCCCTGGCCGCCGCCACAGATACCGGTGCTGGCGGAATGGAGAATGGCACAACGGCTGGTTACATCACCGGCACAAGCACGGCCATCAGGAAGGTGGTCTTTGCAACGGATGCCGAGAGCACCCTGGGAGCGGTAACGTCGTACAATACGGTCGGTGCGGCGGGGGTCACAGAACCGAGTACCTCGGGGTACATCACTGGGTCGACCACTGGCCCAGCAGTCACGGCCAACCGGCTGGTATTCGCCGGGGAAACCTGCGGCGCCGTGGCCTCCGCCAACTTGACAGCTGCCAAGGGCGGTCACTCGGGTTTGTCGAGCAACACTTGCGGGTACTGGCCAGGATCTAACGTGCCATCTACAGGCACCGATCGAACCACGTTCGGCACTCAGGTTACAGCTGCCATCACTGCCCTGCCGGCTTCACAGGGGCAGGCCAGCAGCATGGCATTCCCAGGGGCTTAGGAGGCCCGAGCGATGGAAATGGATCTAGAGTCCCGCGAGAAAAGTTTGATCTCGAATGCCCACTCGATGCGCATGGCGATCGACGCCATTCAGCAGCCCCGCTCGGACTTCGCGCTGGAGCACTTTGTCGTCAATCAGCATGACACACTGGGGCACCGCTGGAGCCAGGCGGTCCTGGAGTTCCAAATCAAGGCATTCAACGCCGAGAGAATCGCCATCGACATGCGGCTAAAGATGCTGGAGATCCAGGACCTGGTGGCCAAGCACGTTCGCGGGCGGGCGGCCGAGAAACGCGACTTGCAGATCCACAAGCTCCAGCTGGACGTTGCCGAGACGAACCTTGTCCGCCTGGGCAATGTGCGCGAGGCGGAGACGCTGTTCGGCATCATTCGAGAGTTGGAGGAAAAACACGGCGGACCATGGACGCGCCAGCAGTTGGAGACCGAGGAGCCAGTCTACTGGGCCAAGCGCCTAGCCCGCCAGGCAATGCTGGATCTCAAGGCGAGCGGCGGAGTTGGGATCGGAAACATGGACGCGATCAGGCAGGCCACAACGGCGCTGGTGGAGGAATTCGCGCCGGCTATCGACGCGGCAGCCCTTTCGGCCATGACAGTCGGATTGCAGGAAAAGCAACCTGGGATTGTGGCCGTCGACCGGGCCAGGCTGGCACAGCTGGAGGCTGCATCCAGACGACTTGACTCAGTGGAGTGGGCAATCAGGAACCGCAACGATCCAGCGGGCGCCAGAATTATCCATGAGATCCGGGAGGCAGCCGAGCCAGTGCCCCAGGTCGAGGCCAAGACGGAGGCGGGATGAATCCGGGCAAAGGGATTTCAGTCTGGAACGTGCCAACGATTACTGACGGCGACCCGCTCAGGTTCACCGACGTGGTGGAGGGCCTGGGAATGCAGCGTGTGGAGATCAAGGCTGCCCATGGCGCCGGCGTGTTCATCGTCTCGCGCGTCTACAAACCAACCTGGGGCGAAAACCTGCGCCCGGAGCTGGTGGCTGCGCTGCATGACCGGGGCATCAAAGTCTGGGGCTGGGGCTTCCTGACCGGCGCGGATCCGGTAGCCGAGGGCCAGCGAGCAGCCGGGCAGGTGCTACGCCTCAAGCTCGACGGCTGGTTCCACGACGGTGAGGGTGAGTTCGAGGCCCGGCCGGGCGCGGACGGCAATGCCCGGGCCACAATGACAGCCTACCGCAAGCTGTGCCCCGACACGCCGACTGCGTTCTGTGGGTTCCCGACCATCTGGAGTCCGACCAGTGGGGCACAGTGGCACAACCCTGAGGTCCACCGGGCATTCATGGAGTATTGCGACTTTGGGATGCCGATGGTCTACTGGCAAGGGAAGCCGGAGGATCCAACGCCGGCACTCCAGCAAGCAGTCGACCAGTGGCGTCGCATCACCCAGAAACCGATCCTACCCGAGGGCCGGGCCTACATCGGGGACAACGGGACGCCGACACCAGGGGCGATCGCCAAGTTCGCCGCGATGGCCAGGCACAGCTGCCCAGGTGTCGGCTGGTGGGGCCTAGACTGGGCAATCAAGCAGCCGACGTGGATGGCTGCCCTCAAGGCGACCGAGAAGTGGCCAGTTGACGTGCCGCCTCTGCCGCCTCCGCCCCCGGCTGACGTACCACCAATCTCTGAGGGCTACCCGCGCTTGTGGCGCGGCTGGCGAGAATACTTCGGGTCTGAGCCATGATGCCGGTAGTCGATTCGATGTCGGACAGTGACATCCTGCGTGCCCTCTGGGCGCAGTTCCAGACCATTGACCTAACTGCCCTGGACAAGATGGTGCGCGAGGACCACCAGACCATGTTTGGGACCGAGGCGTTCCCTGGCGGCTTGGCGCAGCTGACCATCGAGCACCGGCAGATCTTGTTGGGCGACGCAAAGGCCAAAGGCAAGGATGCCAAGGGGATCGTGGCCCATATCGTAGACCTCCAGACCCTCATCAAGTGGCTGACCATCGGTGTGCTGGCGCTGGCTCTGACATTCGCGGTGAGTCATGCCAAGGACATCGAAACCCTCGTCGCAAACTTCCTCAAGCTGGCCTAGCCAGCGGTGCCGAAATCAGGCCCCACCTTGTCACAGGTGGGGCTTGACTTTGTTCCCCAGGGGGAATATGATGTGCCCATGACTGAGAGAGCGGGTTTTCTCACAACGCAGCAAGTGGCGAAGCGCCTGGGCGTGACCCCGCGCCGGGTGCGGTACATGATCGTGAGCGGCGATCTGCTCGGTGAGTTGGTCGCTGGGCGCATGGTCGTGAGCCGGGACAGTCTGGCCACCCTGCTGCGCTACCGGCGCAGACTGAGGGCTGCCCTGGCCGCCCGCCCCTCTTCCAAACCGTCCCTCTGATTCCCTAGAGCCGGCCGCCAACCAATGGTGCGGACGGCAAGGAGGAAGCCATGACGGAAGAACCCCGCGACGTTATCCCGTTGTCTCCAATTCAGCAACTCCAGGGTCTGACCCCCTGGAGTCCCATCATGTCGCTTGAGCAGGCGAGCCAGCGCTATCAGATGCTGGTGGCCTTCGTCAAGGCGCAGTTGGTGGAGGACCGGGACTGGGGCAAGATCGAGGGCATCAACAAGCCGACCCTACTCAAGCCGGGCGCGGAGAAGCTGCTAAACTTCTTTGGCTACAACTGCGAGTTCGTCCCTGTGAGCGTGGTCGAGGACTGGGGCGGGCAGGAGCATGGCGGGGAGCCGTTTTTCTTCTACCGCTATCGGTGCATCGTGCGCGCCCGAGGCGGGGTGGTGGTGGGCGAGGGCATTGGATCCTGCAACAGCTGGGAGAAGAAGTACCGCTACCGCAAGGCGGACCGAACGTGCCCCAACTGCCATCAGCCAGCCATTATCAAGGGCAAGGAGCAGTACGGTGGGGGCTGGGTCTGCTACGGCAAGAAGGGCGGCTGCGGCTCCAAGTTCCCTGACGGGGATGTGTCGATCGAGGGCCAGGCCACCGGGCTGGTGCTCAATCCCAATCCGGCTGACGTGGTAAACACGATCGACAAGATGGGCCAGAAGCGGTCGCTGATCGCTGGCACCCTGATTTCGGTCAACGCCTCTGAGTTCTTCACGCAGGACGTGGAGGACATGGATCGGGGCACCATCGGTGCCGACGCCGGCCCGACCGAGGAGTTTGTGGATGGCAACGCTGACCACACGCCCATCCGAGGCTTCTCCCCGAAGGTCAAGGGACCTGTGCAGCAACCATTGCCAGAAGGCACTAGCACCGACCAGGGCGGGGGCAAGGCTGCGCCGGAGATCGAATCGGGTGTCAAGCGCCAGGCCATGCCGGTTGATACCATCAGGGGCTGGCTGATTGAAAGCGCCAAGAAGTATGCGGAAAAGGGTGTCAAGCTGGGCAGCAAGAACCGCGGAATGATCGCGCAGTTGATCGAGGACACTATCGCGCCTGCCGTTGTGCCGGCTGACGCGAAGGTTGTGACCGACCTGCGCCATGAGATCCTGGGGATGCTGACCGGTGTCAAGAGCGTGAAGGATCTGTCGGATGGCCTGGCGGCTGCCCTTTGGTTTGACTGGTTGGGTGCCGCGCAGGTGGGCAAGGCGTGGGTGTGCAGTGAGTCCGCGGCAAGTGAGCTGGGCCAACTGCTGGCCCTGGCGCAGACGATGCGCGAGGAATCGAAATGAATAACCTGGATTTGCTGGCCCAACTGCGGGCGGAGCGGGTAACGGTACTGGGTGTGGTCGCGGAGTCATTGGCCGAGATCGACGCCAAGATCGGCGCGCTGGAAGCCACCATCAAGGGCGAGGTCGTGCGCTTGGGAGTGACCATGCGCGGTGACTCGCTGGAGGCGGTGTTCGTTGAGGGTAAGACGACCTGGGATGGCAAGAAGCTGGAAGGCTACGAGGCTGCCCATCCCGAGATCAGTGCCTTCAAGAAGGTGGGCAAGCCCTACGCCACCATCCGCCCAGTCAAGAACCCGGGCAACGCGGTGGCAGGGCGACTGCCGTACGACCCGGAGAAAGACCCGGACTTGCCCTTCTGAGAACGGCATCGTCACTGGTCCTGTGAGACAGAAGCCGTGGCAAGCCGATCGCGGATAAGGTTTGCCCCCACCGCTGCGGGGCAAAGCGGCGGCGGTGCGGGAAATCCAACCAGTGACGGGTTGTGGATTGCGAAAAGTGGGGAACAGATGCTCCAGTCCTGTAAGCCCTGGTCGGGGCCGGCCGCGCGGCCCCGATTGACCAAAGCCACAAGGAGGCAACATGGCAGCGTTCGATGAGCGCATCAAGAAAGAACTCGAGGGTCTGATGGACACTGCGCCCGACACGATCTTCTGGGCGAAATTGGCCATCATCGCTGTAAGAGTCCTAGCCAAGATCGCGCAGGAGATGATCGACCGTGCCTAATCTTCACAAGATCAACCTGGACGAGACACGGCGCGAGCAGCTGTACCACTCCAAGGGGCTTGATGTCCTGGTGACTATCTTCGGCCGGGAGCGCCTGTTCCTGAGGGCTGACGTTGACGCCAACCTGGGCCTGCTGGTGCGCCGGGAGGACGATTTCGACCCGCTGTACCAGCCGCTGGTGTCGAGGATCGCCAATGCCATGACGGACCGGCTGCTGCAGAACCGGGAGAAGGGCGACCGCTGGGACGAGGAGCCGCTGGACTATCTGCTGTGCCGGCTGGGCGATGAGTATGGGGAGTTTCTGGCCAAGTTGACGGAGATTCGCTGGGGTCCAGAGAACCTGCTGGGCTACGCCGAGCTGATTGCCGAGGCCGGCGACATAGCCAACTTCCTCGCCTTTATTGTGGACTGGGTGGGCAAGGACTATGACCGCAAGCATCCGCCCAAGCCAGAGATCAACGTCCCATGACAGCGCTCACGGATATCCCTCTGGAGGAGCTGCGCAATGACCTGGCCGAGACGGTTGGGGATATCCGGGTGTGTGAGATTGCTATTACTCACGGCATCGAGTCCTATGGTGATGGCCAAGGCGGGCGGGATGTGAAGTGGCGCTTGAAGCGCAACCAGGAGATCAAGGCGATCATTGAGGGTGAGTTGGCGCGCAGAGGTAAGGCTAGTGTGCAGGTGGTGCAATGATTGCCTGGGGTGGGCGCCGGGCCAAGTACGGCAATCGCAAGACGACGGTCGACGGCCAGGTGTTCGACAGCAAGCGCGAGGCGCAGCGCTGGCAGGATCTCCAGCTGATGCAGAAGGCTGGCGAGATCTACGACCTGAAACGGCAGGTGCGCTACAAGCTCGACGTGAACGGGGTCCACATCTGCGATTACATTGCGGACTTTGTGTACCTGGTGGCGATCGACAACGAGCAGCCAGTCGTGGAGGACGCCAAGGGTGTGAGAACCAGGGAGTATCGCCTGAAAAAGCGCCTGATGGAAGCGGTCCACGGCATTATGATCGCGGAGGTCTGACATGCACACACCGTTGAACGTGCTCGACACCGAAACTGGCGGCCTACACGCCTGGGAACATGCTCTGTGCTCGGTGGCTGTTCGCAACGACAAGACCGGCGCGGAGCTGTACGTGGTGGTGAAGCCGGCCGAGGGCCTGACCATGACGGCGAAGGCGATGGAGGTCAATGGGTTCACGCCCGGCATGCTGGCCGCGGAAGGCAAGAGTGAGGTGGAGGCGGCGGCCGAGGTCGCTAAGTTCCTGCGGGCTAACCCGGGGATCATCGCTGGGCAGAATCTCGCGTTCGACTTGCGGTTCATCCTGGAGCTGGAGAGGCGGACCGGGGTCGTAATCAACACCGGATACCGCGTGGTGGAGCTGCAAACGCTGGCGCTGACAGCTCACTGGTGCGGGCTGATCGCGCTGCGCATGGCTTACGGGCAGCCAGTCACCAACCTGGACGACATCTGCGGCAGCCTTGGTTTCGGCCGGGCGAGCGGAAAGCACGGTGCCCTGGAGGATGTGCGCCTGACGGGTGCCGCGATCGACAAGCTACTGGACATGCTGATCGGGGCTGTGGCTGCGAACAAGGGGGTCTGATGCAATTCCACGAGGACATGGTGGCCGCCATTCTGGCGGGAAGTAAGACTCAAACGCGAAGGCCATTCCAGCCCTATGATGTTGTCAAGCGGGGCGGGCCGCCCTTTGCGGAGATCCAATCGGTTCGACGCAAGGGCTACCTGCTGTGGCAGGTGGGCAAGACCTACGCAGTGTGCCCGGGGCGCGGCAAGCGAGGCGTGGGGCGGATCCTGGTCAAGCGGATCCGGGACGAATGGATGTCGACCATCAGCGAGGAGGATGCGCTGGCTGAGGGATTCCCGAGCAGGCTGGCATTCATCGAGCGCTGGCGCACCATGTACGGGAACGACTACCCGGCCAGCGGGTGGATCTGGGTAATCGAGTTCGAGCTGGTGAAGGAGGCCAAGTGAGCGACATACTGCCGTGCCCGTTCTGCGGGAGTGCACCAGAGATTGAGCCGTGGCATGGGGGTGGCCCGGAGAAGGTTATGATCTCGTGCCCAAACGAGGGATGTCCTCTTGAGCCGAGGGTCACTGGGGAGACGCCGGATGAGGCGTGGGCGCGATGGAATACCCGCGTCCTGGCTGAGCCGAGGCCTCTGGGCCTTGAGCCGGCGTTCGAGTTCGAGCACATGGGCGAGCTGCTGCACATCCACCCGGACCAGAACGTGGTGGTAGCCTACAGCCTGTGGGACAAGGCCGACCGGCTTGTGCAGCGTGGCCTGATGGGTGGGCGTCCAGAGCCGATTGACAAATGCCCGGTATGTGGTGAGGCGGTATGGCAGATGGCCAACCGGCAGCAAGTGCGGGGCCTTGGGGTACTAAAGGATGCCGTCCGGCGCTTCACTGGCGGGAAAACGTAGCATGGCTAACGTGGTACCGTGCAAGGGCTGCATGAAAGAGATCCGCTGGCTGCGGACGCGCCGGGGTGGGTGGATGCCGGTCGACGCTGCCACCGCCAGCCCAAGCGACTCGATATTCGACATGACCAAGCACACCAGCCACTGGGACACCTGCCCGGTAGCTGATAAGTTCCGCTCAAGGCGGAGAAACGGGGAGGACGACGATGGCTAGACCAGTCAAGTATTCCAGCTGGGAGGAGATCGGGGAGCTGGGCGACACCATGGCGAATGTCACCTGCGTGGCATTCTTCGACCTGGGCGACTTCGCCAAGCAGGTCGAGAAAAAGGGGATGCCCAAGCTCGCCGCGCGCTGGCGTCTGCCCACCGAGCTGGTGCGCAAGGTCCGGGAAATGGCTGTGTTCTACTCAGCCGAGGTCCGGTCCTACTTCATAGGCGACACCGCTGTATTGGGCTGGGAGCATGGCTGGCTGGCTATGAAAGCAGCCAAGAAGTTCGGCCAGGGGCTGGAGGCAGCGCTGGCGTACCTCGAAGCGTGGGCCAAGGACCTGACGCCGGCTGACATGGCCAAGACCCAACTGCTGGGCGAGGGCGTGGAGGAGCAGGACCTGGCCTGGGAGCGGCGCATGAGCGAGATCGCGGCGCGCGCTGAGAAGGTGGCGGACGACGACGAGGCACCCGAGCGCGAGCGCAACTGGGCAAGGGAGGCGGCGGAGGAAGTCAAGGCATTCGGGTACTAGCATGAGCTTCGAGCAGATGGTGAAAGTCTGGGAGCATGACTTCGACCATCCTCAGCAGGCAGTTATGCTGGTGCTGGCCAACGACGCTGACGAGTTTGGGAAGTGTATACGGATAGCGCTGGCCAGGGTTGCATGGAAAACGGGCTACACGCCGCGCCAGATTGAGCGGATCATCCTGACCCTGAAAGGCACCAGCCATGTGCCCGGAATCCTGCGGCAAGTGGCACCGGCCAACATGGCGCGCCGGCTGCCACCCGAGTACGAGCTGGACTGGTCGAAGGCCAAGCAGAAAGAACCGGCCCGGGCAGTTGTGGCTGAGAAGTTGGCCACGTCGCCACCGGAACGACAAGGTGAGGAAGCCAGCGGTAATGACGCCCCCACACCTGACACCGGGGACGCTGAGGACCCAGCCAGTGGCGGCAAAATTACGGCTGAGACTCCAGCCATGTCCACCAAAGATCTTAAGAGCAAGATCAAGAGCGAGGGTACAGAGCAGCGCCGAGGTAAAGAGAGGGACTCAAGGACAGACTCGCCCGCGCTCCAAACCTTCCGGGCAGTGGCTGGACAGTACCCACCCAAGGCGATCTGGGACCAAGTGATCGAAGCAGTGGGCGACAAGACGATCGACCAGCTGATGCCGTTCTTCCGGGAATGGGTGAAGCGCGGATATCGGCCCATGAATCTGGGCTGGCTGTTCGACTGGGCGACGGCGGGCGCCGTTCCCCAGCGCAAGAACGGGACGACGACCGAGCCGCGCGGGTTCGGCGGAGTGCGAGACTACGTGAGGGACAGACATGGCCAAGGAACAGGAAGTGCTGGAAGTGGTGACGATGCTGGCGGCAGCGTTCCCGCGGGAGAACATCCCCAAGGCGACGGTGGAAGTGTACGTGCGAAACCTGGTTGACCTGCCGACTGAGCCGCTGCAACGATCGGTCCTGCGTCTGGTGCAGGTCAGCAAGTTCTTCCCAACGGTGGCGGAGATCCGGGACGAGGTTGCGTCCCTGATCTGCCAGCTACCGGAAGTGGGTGAGGCGTGGGCCGAGGTCAACCGGGCGATCCTGGCAGTCGGTCACATGCGCAAGCCGGAGTTCAGTCACCCGCTGATTGACGAGGCGGTGCGGCAACTAGGCTGGGTTGACATCTGCATGAGCGAGACGCCGACATCCGACCGGGCCAAGTTCTTCGAGGCGTACAACCAACTGCGCCGGTTTGCCTGGCGCGAGGCTGTGGTGGTGGCGGAGCTGGCCAAGCCCAGCGCCATGCGTTACCTAGATCCCAGCCGCGCCAAGGCGGTAGTGGCTGGCGTATTTGACGTGCCAAAGGACAGGCCGGAAACCCTGCATCTGGACGGGCCGGGGAGCGGGGGTGGGTGACGATGGGCGAGATTAGAGTCTGGTGTGAGCATCACTTCCGGCCGGCCAGCACCGGGCTGAATGGCGACATGGCTACCAGTCACCTGGTCCGACTACTCATGCGCAACAGGGAGTTCATGGAGCGCTGCGGCATGGACTTGGAGATTGGCCGGCAGGCCGATCCCAACCGGATCGAGGCGGAGGCCATTAAGCTGGGGCCTATCTGCTGTTATCTGGGCAACGGGGTTGTCAGCATGGTCTGGGACCTAGTGCGCGATACCCAGGCTGCCAGCGCGATCGTCCGACACCGGCGCAAGGATGGAGCTGGCGGGCCGGCGAGTGGGTTGGAGGTCAAACTGTGACCGAGGACCCCGAATTGCTGGGCGCTGTGCATGTGTTCCCGATGGGGGACGCGCACGCCCACAAGCTGGGTGGGAAGGATTGCCCCTGCCAGCCTCGGGTCAAGAGACTTGACGATAGGCATTCCCTGGTGCTGCACAATTCGTTCGACGGGCGGGAGTTTGCGGAGTGGTGGCGAGAGTGTCAAGGTGTTATGGTGCTTGAGCAATGAGCACTAAGATGCAGGGACCGCCTTGCCCAGAGTGTGGCGGCCGGACCGTGCTGCGCCGACCGCAATCTGGCAGCCCAACATATCAGGACTGGGCACCGTTCTACGGGTGCGCTGACTGGCCCCACTGCCAGGGTAGCGTCCCAGTCGAGGAGGTGGAGAATGGGCGACAAACCGCTGCGGCCGCACAACCCGAAGTGCCTGCACACAGAGATCAAGCCGACGATCCATGCCATGACCAGCGTCCTGGCCATCACGTTTAGCCTGTACGGGTTCGAGTGTGTGAGCTGCGATCGGTCCTGGGACGTGGGCGATGCGGCCGAGGCGCTGCGCAAGGTTGACGAGCTGGCCAGGCTGGAGGCGACGAAGTGAACAAATGGCGGACGTTCAAGCGGATGGGTTTGGTATTCCTGGTGGCCTGCGTCCTCGTGGCAGTGCTGGATCCGCAGAGCAGCGCCGGTCCATTCCTGGGCGGTCTGGCTACCGGCATGTTCCTGGCCTGGATCATCGAAATGGTGGCGCCGTGAGAGCCTGGCTGCGGGACGCGCTGGCTGGGCTGCTGCTGTTCCTGGGTTTCGGCTGTCCACCGCCCCAGCAGACGTGCTGGACCTGGTGCCCATGGTGCCACACTGAACTGACAGCGTGGGGCGATGTGCTGACTGACCGCGAGACGGTTGTCTATCGGTGCCCGGGCTGTGGCGCCCTGACCGTGTGGGACTTCGATGCGCCAGTGCCCCTCTACCTGCGAACGCTGGGGAGGTCAGAGGCAATCGACGTGCGGATCCACCGGCTGTTGCGATCATGAACAAGGACCAGGCGCTACGCCTGGCGGTGGAAGCGATCGACGCGCGGATCCAGAAGCTGGCATTCGATGCCAACGTGCATGAGCGCGGACTCGGTGACTACCCTTGGGCTGGGAAGTGCGCCGCGCGGGTGCGCCGGCTGCGCAAGGCGCGGGAGATCCTGGAGGCTGACATGGACAAGAACCTGCCGAGGCAGGTGGCGAATGTTTGCAAGATCGGGCAGGGCGAGAAGTGCTGCCGGTACCTGATTGTGGGCGGGCAGGGCTTCGAGTGCGCAAAGGTCCAGGAGCCGATGAAAGCGTTGATTGACAAGCGCGTGGCGGAGGGATCCTTCAGGGCGAAGGGCGACAATTGCGAGGGCGTTGAGAACCTGAATGATGCCAGCCCAGGGTGAGACGCGCCGGCCGCGCCGGCCGGTCATGCACTACCACGGCGGGAAGTGGCGTATGGCCGACTGGATCATCAGCCAGATGCCACCCCACCAGATCTACGTCGAGCCGTTCGGCGGCGCCGCGTCCGTGCTGATGGCGAAGAATCGCAGCCGGACCGAGGTCTACAACGACGCCTGGGGGACGGTGGTCAACGTGTTCCGGGTCCTGCGCGATCGGGAGAAGGGCGACGAGCTGAGCCGGCGTCTGCGCCTGACGCCATTCTCGCGGGCTGAGTTCGAGGCGGCAGCGACAATGCCACCGGGCGCTGACGATGTGGAGCTGGCCAGGCTGACGATCGTCCGGGCGCAGGGCGCATACCGGGTCAAGACGCACGGCCGACCGACCGGATTCCGCAGCCGGACCTTTGCCCAGCACACCAACGAGGCCAGGAGCTGGGCAGCCTACCCAAACGAAATCGAGTGGTTCATCGACCGATTGCAGGGAGTGCTGATCGAGTGCCTGCCAGCGTTGGCCATCATCACGCGCTTCGACACGCCAGAGACTCTGTTCTACTGCGATCCTCCCTACGTGAAAGCGGTGGCGGGGCGGGATGCCAGCCGGGTGTATGAGCACAGCATGAGCGATGAGGACCACAAGACCTTGGCGAGCCTACTGCACAGCATCAAGGGCATGGCCATAGTGAGCGGGTACGCGAGCGACCTGTACGACCAGGAGTTGTACCCGGACTGGAAGCGGGTCGAGACGCGCAGCCGGGTGAGCGCGCGAGGCAACCGGGTCGAGGTCCTGTGGATCTCACCAAATGCCTGGGAGCACCAGACATGTATGCCCCTGGGAGATTGGAGCTGACATGGCGCTGCTGGTAAGGTTCCTGCGACTTGATGATGGTCGGGAGATCATGGTTTGGGCGCATGGCACGAGGCAATTCCGAGTCGGGATCTGGAGAGGGGCAAAGTTGGAGCGTCGGTTCTACGGATGCGACTGGCCAAGGCTGTGGGCAAGGGTTGTGGCAGCAGTGAAAATTGACCCCATCCCTGGCGCTTGACAGGAGGGCGAAAAGGGAATATGCTGTTCCCAGCCCTTGGGGACAGGGGCGGCGAGCCGGCCGCGCAGTTTCCCGGGGGCAGGAGGCTACGATGAACGGCAAGCCAGGCACCCTGCAGGAGTTGGTCGACGCGGTTCGGACGGACTCGGCGCCATGCTACGACACCGAGGG